TCTTTTGTACCTGATATTATTTTCATTGATTATCTTAATATCTGTTGTTCTTCTCGGATTAAAGCAGGTGCAAACATTAACTCCTACACCTATGTTAAATCTATCGCAGAAGAATTGCGAGGACTTGCCGTTGAATTCGGAGTCCCAATTGTTTCTGCTACACAGACAACACGGTCCGGTTTTACTTCATCCGACCCCGGACTCGAAGATACAAGTGAAAGTTTCGGTTTGCCAGCAACCGCAGATTTGATGTTTGCTTTGATTTCTTCCGAAGAACTCGAAGCACTCGGCCAGATTATGGTGAAGCAGTTGAAGAATCGTTATTCTGATCCAACAACACATAAGAGGTTCGTTCTTGGTGTTGACAGGTCTAAAATGAAACTGTATGATGTTGAACAAGATGCACAAGCCGGTTTGGCTGATGCGGGCAAGCAGGATAAACCTGTAAACACATTCGGTAATCGTGAGAAACCACAGAATAAATTTGATGGTTTCAAAGTTTGATAACCTAAATATTTACATTTAGGAATGAAAATGGCCACCTCTGACAATAAAGGTTTTCTTTACGAGAGCACAATAAACAAAAATCTCAAGAAATATAAACTTCAAAAAAATAATTTTGTCCCCGCAGGTGCGGATGCAAACGCTCCAGATGCAATGTTAACCTATCAGAATAAAGATAACAAAATTGAAGTTAAACTGGATTTAAAGGTAGACTTTGGTCAAGGTTCTTTAGATTATAATGTTGAAAAAGAAAAATGGTTATTAGGTGGTGCAAAAACATCATCAGCAAATCAAATGAGAGAATTTTTAACCGCAATCGGTGTAGTTGATATTGTAAACAAAGAATGGGGGCCAAAAGGACCACCGAGAAAATATACTGTACCAACCAACCAATATAAAAAAGAAGATGTGGATCACGATTACAAAAATTTTAAAGATGTTTTTGTAAATATACCTAGAACAGCCGTTGCAAATTATTATAATTCTAAGAAAACTTACTACATTCAAATCGGTGGGTTCGGTCTTTATCACATGGGTAAAGATATTGCGAAGTTAGGTACCGATGAATTTAAATTACAGTTGAAATTAAGAATTCGTATTAAAAGAGGTGGAAGTATTCCAATTTACAACTATAGATTTACTACGGCCATTCAAGCCGTCAACGGTTCATTAAAAAAAACTATATTAGATTTGGATGATATTACTTTTCTTTCAGCACTATCGGCTAGGAGTAAAAAATAATGGCACTAGACAAAAACACACAACAAATTTTAAGTGAGTATGATGATGACTTTGATTTCGGATTCACCGCAACGGATGAAGAAGAATACAATTCAATCATTTCACAAAAAGATGAAACAGTAGAAGCATACAAGGCTAGATTAGCTGAAGTTGAAAAACTTATTCTACCGTTCTTAATGAAGTTATTAAAGACTGCTGACCAACCAATCATCAAATGGCCAAATCGTAAACCTGTAATTGAAGCACAAATTGAAAAAATATTGAAAGTAACAAGGGACTAAATTATGAAACCACTGGTGACGGTGATTACCCCAACAACAGGTAGTCATCAATTATATAATGTTTTGGCATCTGTAAACAATCAGACTTATTCGAATATAGAACATATTGTGGTAGCCGATGGCCCACAATACTCTAACGTCACACAACGTATGTTAGAAGGCTCACAGGCCTTACTAATACAACTACCTTACAATACCGGACATAGCCAATATAATGGGCACCGAATCTATGGTGCAATGTCATATATTGCTAACGGTGATTATCTTTGCTTTCTTGACCAAGATAATTGGTATGATGATAACCACATCGAATCTTTGGTTGACGTAATTCAACAAGGCAACGATTGGTCATATTCACTCCGTAAAATTGTCTCCCAAGAGGGTAAATACATATGTAATGACGATTGTGAATCTCTTGGTAAATGGGACTCTGTTATTAATGATAAATTTATTGATGTGAATTGCTTTATGATTCCGAAGATGGCCGCAGTTCACTTCTCTCCTTACTGGTACAGGCGTGCCAGACATCCACAGGAGCAACCAGAAGTTGATAGAATTTTATCTCCATTTATGATGCAAAATCTACCAAAATTTGACACAACTGGTCAATATAGTGTAAACTACCGTGTAGCTAGTCGTGCAGATTCTGTGCAAGATAGCTTTTTTATTGGAGGTAATGAAGTGATGAAACAAAGAATGAATGGAGAGTACCCATGGCGCAAAAAGACCTAATCATTGGTGCATTCAACAACTACACAGATTATGATGTACTCAAGCCTTGGGTACAGTCTATTAAAGACACAGGTTTCGAGGGTGACACAGTTCTTATTGCTATCGGAACTACACCGGAACTGATTAAAAGATTGGTCGAAGAAGGTGTGATTGTCATCACCGCAGAACGTAATGATAAGATGATGATACATATGCAACGTTTCATTCATATCTATAACTTCTTAAAAGAACATGAAGGTGAATATCGTTATGTTATTTCAACTGATGTGCGTGATGTAATCTTTCAATTTGATCCGACAAATTTCTTACACAACAATATCAATTCGAGTTATACAAAAGGTATTATTGCATCATCTGAATCTATTAAAATTAAAGATGAGGAATGGAATCGTGGAAACATTCGTAAAAACTTCGGTGATTATTTTTACAATGAAGTAAAAGAAAATGATGTTTGCAACGTGGGTATTCTTGCAGGTAGAAGCGCATACATTAAAGAACTTTGTTTTTATCTCTACCAATTTTCAATGAATCGTCCAGATTGGGTTGCAGACCAAGCCGCATACAATATGTTGTTAGGTACAAAACTTTGGTCCGAAAAAACACTCACAACAAGATTAGAAGATGCTTGGGCAGTAAATGCACATGTCACAAATAAACCTGACATGTTAAATATTTTTGGGCCATATTTATTAGAAGAAAGACCTTCAATGAATGAAAAAGGTGCTATTGTAAATTCTGATGGTGATCCTTTTGCTATTGTACATCAGTACGATAGAGTTCCAGAATGGATGGAATATTTCTCTAAAAAATATGGAACAAACATCACAAAGGACACCAATACTGGCAGTTCGCCTAAATACTTCTTGTACAACGCATAAAATTCGTAATTTAATAAATATGGGACTTTGAAATGAGCAAAATTAGCATCGTAACTGCCTTCTATGATATTGGCCGAGGTGACTGGTCAACAAGCACAGAGAAAAACGGTGGACCTCTTCCACATTATCTTCAGCGTTCTGTTGATAAGTATATCGATCACTTCACACGCATGTGTGAGATTGATACAGAAATTATTGTATACACTTCACCCGATATGGCGCCACGTTTGGCCGCAATTTCTCCCAATGTTAAAGTAGTTGAATATGATTACTTTAACATTCACCAAGAACTCCGTGATAAGATTGAAGCAATTCAAACATCACCCGAGTTTGTCAAGAAAATTAATCCTTATCAAGTTCGCAATCCAGAATATTGGTCGAAAGACTATGTTGGTGTAACTTCACTCAAAGCATTTTATGTTTCAGATGCATTTGAACGTGGACTAATTACTAATGAATTTGCCGCTTGGGTTGATTTTGGTTACTGCCGTGATGATGAACACATTCCAACAACTAAAACTTGGGAATATGATTTCACTCCAGGCCTCATGCACTATTTTAATTACCGTGATCCAGAATTCAGACAAGCAAAACAACAAGTATCATTGGCGGTACAGAATAATGTAGTGTTCATTATTGGTGGTGTGTTTGTTGCACAAAAAGAACAATGGCAAGTTTTGTCTGTTGACATGAAAGAAGCCCTCGAATATTTGATGAGCATTGGTCTTGTTGACGATGACCAAGGTTTGTTGCTGATGGCATATTTTAAAAATCCCGACATGTATGAACTTCATAAGATGCCGCTTGATGCACCGATTGAAGACGTTCGTTCGATTCTAAGAAAGTTTAATAAACATGAGTAAGTTAGTTATTTTTGACCTTGATGGAGTTTTGATTGATTCACGTGAACTTCATTATGATGCACTTAATGATGCACTACGCAAAGTTGGTGAAGAATATGTAATTACACGGGAAGAACACCTGAGTAAGTATGATGGTCTCAACACTACAAAGAAACTAAAGATGTTGACCGAACAGAAAAGTCTTCCAGTTTCAACATACGACCAAGTATGGCGAGACAAGCAAGAAGCTACGTTCAATCTTGTTCGTGGCTTCAACAAAGAATATCTACTACAAACAATATTTCGTAAGATTAAATCCCGTGGTTATAGAATTGCCGTTGCATCAAATTCAATTCGTGAGACAGTAAAATTATCTCTACTAAGTATTGGTGTGATGGACGAAGTTGACTACTATGTCAGTAATGAGGATGTATCTCGCACAAAGCCATATCCGGAAATGTACTGGAAATGTATGACAGCACTCAATGCACTTCCTAAAAATACAATTATTGTTGAAGATAGCCACATTGGACGCCAAGGCGCATTAGACTCAGGAGCACATCTCCTTGCAGTCGAAAATGCAAAAGAAGTTAACTCTGAATATATGATGCAAAGGATTTATGACCTTATGAACACGATTGAAGGTACAAGCAAAAAGTCTCTACCATGGAGAGACAAAAAACTAAATGTTTTGATTCCAATGGCTGGTGCCGGCTCACGTTTCGCACAAGCCGGTTACACTTTCCCTAAACCACTGATTGAAGTACGTGGTAAGCCAATGATTCAAGTTGTGGTTGAAAACTTGAACATGGAAGCAAACTATATCTTCTTGGTTCAAAAAGAACACTACGAAACATATAATCTAAAGTACCTATTGAACTTAATTGCACCAAATTGCAAAATTGTTCAAGTTGATGGTCTAACTGATGGTGCCGCTTGCACTACTCTTCTTGCTAAGGAACACATCAATAATGATGCACCGTTGGTGATGGCTAACTCTGACCAGTTCGTTGAATGGAACTCTAATGAATGCATGTATGCTTTCTCAGCAGATTCTATTGATGGTGGTATACTCACCTTCAAAGCAACACATCCAAAATGGTCTTATGCGAAGCTAGATGAAGATGGTTTTGTTTCCGAAGTTGCGGAGAAGAAAGTCATTTCTGATGAAGCTACAGTTGGTATCTACTACTGGCGTCACGGTTCAGACTATGTTAAATATGCTGAACAAATGATTTCTAAGAACATTCGAACCAACGGCGAATTCTATACTTGTCCCGTATTCAACGAAGCGGTCGGTGATGGTAAAAAAGTTCGTGTAAAAAATATTGAAAAAATGTGGGGTATCGGAACACCTGAAGACCTGAATTATTTCTTAGATAATCATAAGGAATAAAAATGATTTTATTTGATGTAGGCACGCATCACGGGCAAAATTCTTTGAACATAACACATCGTAATCCTGATGTTATTTGTTATGCGTTCGAACCCACACCTGAACTTGCAAGGCTTCTCCGTATTGCCGCTGAAGCAAGGAATATGAAAGAACGTTATCATGTTTACGAACATGCTATTTCAGATTTTGACGGAGAAGCGGATTTTCATATGGTACAAGGTGATACTGGTTCAGCTTCACTCAATGAATTCTCAGATAACTTATCCGAAATTTGGCCAGGTCGAACAGACTTCGCAGTTCGTGGCTCCAAAAAAGTTAATGTGTATAGACTGGACACTTGGCTAACAATTTTTGCACCAGAAATTACTTGTATTGACCATCTACACATTGATGCACAAGGTTCAGACCTCGCCGTACTCAAAGGACTTGGAGAAAAAATATCGATGGTACAATCTGGTGTTATTGAAGTGCCACAAGAAGATAACCTAAGACTTTATAAAGGTCAACACACCAAACAAGAAGCACTTGACTTTTTGGAACAGAATGGTTTTGTGATTGATAAAATTACTTCACAAGAAAATGAAGACAACTTATATTTCGTGAGAAAAAAATGAACGTAGCACTTCTACTAACAGGACATATGAGATGTTGGGAACAGGTTTTTCCCAACACTAAACAACACATCATCGACAAATATAATCCCGATATCTTTATCGACACTTGGGATTCTGAGGCATATTGGGATCCACATTCTTCTAAGGGTATCACAGAAGGTGGACCGAAGTTGGATATTACTGCTGTAGAGCAAGCATATAAACCTGTTTGTATGAATGTTGAACGCTTTGAAGAATTTGAAGAAAATTTCTTAACAAGAGCAAAACAGTTTGAAACGTTTTATCATGTTCCGAAGAATCAAGTTTCGATGTGGTTCAAAGTTGGCCGTGGTATGCTTTCCGTTGAAGAACACATGATGCTGTCGGGGAAAACATACGACCTTGTAATTCGTATGCGTCCGGATTTATATTTCAATGAGCCACTGCCAGATTTTAATCCAGATAAATTCTATACATTGGGATACAAAAATCATATGGGACAAGGAACTTCCGATATGATTCAGGTCGGAAATTTCTTCACTATGAGTTTATTCTGTAAGGTATCATATCATTTGCCACATCTTTACAAAGAAACTGGTTTGCTTTGTCCACATGTTATCTCTGAGCATTTCATTCGTAGGCTTGGACTACCATGGGAAGAGTTTATGATTAACAAGACAATCATGCATACACCACTCGGTGAATATAAACATAAGAGTTTGTATCAATGAAATACATTGCACATCGTGGACTATTTCAAGGTCCAGATAAACAAAAAGAGAATCATCCCGATCAGATTCGCAAAGCATTGAAGAAACGATATGATTGTGAAGTCGATGTTTGGTGGAAGTCGGATGGTTGGTGGCTTGGACATGATGAACCACAATATAAAGTTGATGGTTCTTTCATCGGTCAACAAGGTCTCTGGTTGCATTGTAAAAATCTTGATGCACTTTATGAACTGTCAACTGCACCTTTTAAATACACTTACTTTTGGCATCAAGAAGACGATTTCACTTTAACATCATCACAACATATTTGGACCTATCCAGGGAAACACCTAACTAATAACTCTATTGCTGTTATGCCAGAAAACTTGCCTGAGTATTGGGAATACGTGAAGAAATTAGATATTTTTGGAGTATGTACAGATTATGTTGAAAAATTCATCGATGAAACTCGCACTATGCCTGTCGGGTCAACCGAGAAGTTACGCTAAAGCGTTCGAATATATTAAAAGAAACTTATTGGATCATTATGATGTGGATGTTTTCATACATTCATGGAAATCAAAATCCAATTTAAATCATGCAAAAACATTTGAATATATTTCTGGACTTTATGGTCCGGTAACAATATTCTTTGACCCCGAACTTTCGTCAAACATCAACTCGGATATGCATGTACCGAATGCATCACATCCAGCAAACTTCTGTACCTCAATGTTCTATTCAATTTATAGAGCAAATGACTTCAGGATTCGCCACCAGACGCTGAATGATGTAAAATATGATTATGTCATACGTTCAAGATTTGACTTCGCACTCAATAAAGTAATTGATTTCGGTACACTCGAAAAGGGTAAAGTCTACATCTCAAAAGATACTGACGGTCCGAATCCATTGTTAAACGACCAGTTTGCTATTGCTGATCCAGACACAATGAACGTATATGCTTCAACCTTTCTAAATCTCCGTCAACTCTACAATTCTGGTGTTCCTCTTTGCGGGCACGAAATGCTACAGGAACAATTAACGAGAAACAATGTGCCGGTTGAAAGAATCGATATCGATCACTCATTCACCGATGGAAAATTCAACATCGGAAGACACTCTTTAATCAGAGAAGACATTGATAAATTCGTGGATATTAAGATTTGGGGTTACTAAATAATATATAGTCACAGCGTACTAAACCGAGGATTTAATGCTACCTTTTTCCCGATATTTAATTGAACAAGAAGACCCCGAAGAGGGTGCAAGCCGTCAGATTAAACATCTCACGCACGTGGAAGATCGACCCTTACAGAATGGTGAGAAGGGTGCTAAACATGCTATCGCTTCACTCACTTCTGCCGCTGAACACATTCAACAAGGTAAAAAGACTTCAGAACTGACTACCAAATATGATGGATCACCAGCTATTGTTTATGGTCATCATCCAGAAAACGGCAAGTTCTTTGTTGCTTCAAAATCTGCGTTTAATAAAACACCAAAGATTAATTATACAAATGCTGACATTGAAAAGAATCATGGCCACGCACCAGGTCTGGTGGGTAAACTAAAAGATGCACTGAAGCATTTACCAAAAGTTGCACCAGAGAAAGGTGTCTATCAGGGTGACATGATGTTCTCACAAGATGATAAGACACCCGCTAAAGGTGGTGGAGTATCTTTTCATCCTAATCCATCCGGTTTAACATATACTGCACATGGAACACATGCCTCCACAGTTAAGAAAGCTAAGATCGGTGTTGTGACACATCTTTCATATTCAGGTAAAGATTCAAACAGTTTAAATGCAAACCATGAAGTTGACCACGAAAACTTCAAACAACATTCAGATGTATTCTCGGTCGACCCAAGAATGGACACTTCAAAGGTGCATTTTGGTCCTAAAGACCGTGCAGAGTTTAATAAACACATTGCTGCCGCACAAGCCGTACATGATACACATGGTGATGACATGTATGCTGGTACTAAGACACATCACGGTGTTGGTGGACACCTAGAAACATATATGAACCACACTGTTCGTACTGGTGAAACACCAAATCACCAAAATTTCAGCAAATGGTTAGAAACCAAAAAGAATAAAGAAATTGATAAGCTGAAGGTTGAAAAGAATAGAACCGCAAAACAATCCGAAATGAAGGATGAGTTGGGTAAAATTGATAGAAACAGAAAACATTATAATAACCTATTCAAAATGCACCAGCATTTGCAGAAGGCAAAAAATGTATTAATTAATGTGATGGATCAACATCAAGAATTTCAACACACTCATGCGGGTGAAAATGCTAATCCTGAAGGATATGTTTTCCACCATGGAAAAGAATCGGACAAATTTGTTAACCGAGCAGACTTCTCACGTAGAAACTTTGCTGGTATCAGAAACTTCACTGAGCCAGCACCCACAACACAAAAAGCACCAGTTGCAGAACCTGCACCAATTACAGACAAATTACCTATCGGCACAACACCAAAACGCAAACCAAAATTAAAAGTCGATTATTCTAAGGACGAAGCATAAATGAAAAGTTTTAAAGATTTAAGAACTGATAAATCATCTTTACATGGCAAAACTGTAACACATTCTACGGTTGGTCATTCTTATGTCGTTAAAAGAACTCCAGGTTCAGAACACAATTATTCTCTTTATGACAAAGATGGTAAGTATGTCAGTTCACTTGGTGGTGACACAGAGTCGGCAGCCTTGCACATCCTGAAGAAAAAGGGATACAATGTTCGAGATTGAATACTTATTAGAATCAAATTCTGATGCCAATTCGTTGGCAACTCACCGTTCTAACGTCAATGAATTTCTATTGGCACAGGAATTAAAGAAACTGGCAGGCCATACATCAAAAAAAGTAGGTTCATCACAAGAAGAACATAACGCCGCTCAATCGGCACATGATGCATCCAGAAAAATGATTTCTGAAGAAGAATATACACACCAAGCAGAACGTGCTAAACACATGGCTAGACAAACAGCCGAACATTTGAAACGCAAAGGTATTGATATTAGAAAATGCACTCATGTCCATGTTACTTCAGGTGCTGGTGCTATTGAACGTGTTACTGGTATGAATATCGAAAGTCAAGATAACCCAAGTGATGTGGTTATGCGCTTTGCTGGTAAAAAACGTGGACATCCAGATGACTTCTTTGGTGTGTCAGCTAAATCAAGTAAAGAAACTACAGAAGGTAAGGGCACCGAACGTATTTCTAACCGTGGTATGGGAGCATCAGCCGAATCACTAGGTGAAGATTGGCACAAACACGTAGAAAACTATATGGATGATTTTGCTATAAGAAAAGGTATCGATCACCTACCATTAGCACATAATGAAAAGGCTAATCCTGATCCTGAGGGGAAATTGAGTCGTAAATCATTCTTACGTGCAGAGGCGAATGGGAAACATGAACAAGATGCTAGAGAAGAAGGTACAGATGCACAAGAGTGGTACCGTAATCAATATTCATCACACATCAACGAGGTTGGTAGTAACCCAAAAAACAGCGAAGGTGTAGGAAAAATAAAAGCACATTTGCTCGACCATCATTTCCGTGTTAATGAAAAGTCTGGACACACAACAGAGAAGCCGAGTCTTCCATATGTTGTTGCATCTGGTTATGGTACAAATAACAAAACCTATGGCGCACACGTACACGAACCTGATGAATCGGAACACACAGAAGCGATCAAACGTGCCACACACTTTACAACTGAGCCATCAGGTAAAACTGGCTTTCATATATACGCTCATACACCTGAACATCCAGAAGGTCTACACGTATTGAAAGTGCAAACTAAGTGGAACTCACAACCAATGGCTAGTAACATCAAGAATGTTGGTACAGAAGGCACCTTGAAACCTAGAAAAGCAAAATGAAAAAGTTTTTACAAAAAATAGAAGAAGATACTCAGACACAAAAGCCTGTGGTAATGGCTTTTGGTCGTATGAATCCTCCTACTATTGGTCACGAAAAATTGGTCAATCGTGTTCAACAAATTGCACACGATTATAATGCACCACATCATATTGTGATATCACATTCTGTGGATGCTAAGAAGAATCCTCTTGAAATTAAAAAGAAGTTACTTCATGCAAAAAGATTCTTTCCTGGTGCTAATATTGAAGCATCGAGCAAAGAACAACCAACCTTTTTGCAACATGCCGCCAGATTGCACCAAATGGGACACGACCATTTAATTATGGTTGCTGGTTCTGATCGCATTCCAGAATATGAAAAGAAACTTCAACAATACAATGGAACACATGCAGGTGCATTATACAATTTCAAAAAGATTGAAGTAAAATCTGCTGGTCAACGTGATCCTGATGCAGAAGGTACCGAAGGTATGTCAGCATCTAAGATGCGTGACCATGCACAAAATAATGATTTTCATTCCTTTAAGCAAGGTATACCCTCTCATGTTCCAGAGAAACACGCAAAAGAATTGTTTCGTGATGTTAGAAGTGGAATGGGAATACATGAAAGTGCTAATCATGGAATGTTTAAAGCCATTTTCATATCTGGTGGTCCAGGCTCTGGCAAAGACATTATCATCCGTGAAGCAATTGCACAGCAAAATGCCGTAGAAATCACCTCAACAACAACAATCTCATTGTTGAATGACAAACACAAACTCTATGAGTATTCACGTGATACCCGCCGTGAAGCATTGCGTCAAAGGCAACCTTTGGTTATCACAGGCACAACAAACGAACAATATAATATTCTGACGATTCGTGAGGAGTTGGAAGAACTTGGTTACGAAACAATGATGGTTTTTGTAAACACTTCGGATGAATCTTCAAGAAAGAGAAACGAAGGACACGAAAGAATGATGGCTGAATCCGTTCGCAAAGAACGTTGGGAAGTCACACAGTTAGTTGCAGAGAAGTTCAATCAAGAATTTAAGAAGTATTTGGAATTCGATAATTCAGTTGATTTGAATGAAGCAAATGAGTTTGAAACATCGGAAAAAGAAGAAGACATTTCAATCATTTATGAAATGACAAATTGGTTTTTCGATACTCCCGTTGATAATGAAATCGCTGAGTCGTGGTTGACAAGGCACAAGAAACACAACATCAACAAGATGTTTGAAAACTTTATAACTAAACCTACATCAGAAAAGGGATACAAAAAATATGTTACAGAAAATAAAACAACTAGCAAGTCTTCTAATGCCAAAGCGGGCTCCTGCTCCTGTGGAAGCACCAAAAGAAGCCTCTTTACCGACAACATCTGCCCCAGTTGCCAGCTTGTTAGAAAAGCCGGAAGAATCGACTCCGTTACAGACGGAGACGTTGCCTCAAACTCCGGTTACACCTTCAGAACCTACGAAAGTAGTGAGCCAACCATCACCGTCAGAGGCGCCGACAAAGAACCCCGTTTCCAACAAGACGCAGACAAACAAAAAGCCAAGAAACAAAAAGCCTCAAACGCCGAAAGTGGCAAAGTAATCAAAGCGGCTGGTGTTTCTCCTGAGTATGATACACGTGGTCAAGGTACAGTTTATCCAATGGCTGGTCTAAGTAATGTAAACTTTAAAGAACAAAGTGAACATAAATATACCAGTACCGCAGAGGTGACACGCAAATCTTTTAATAAGTTTAGAAAAGAATCAATTGATTCTCCTAGTACAGAAATGGGAGTCACCGGTGGGTATCATGGACCATCAAATAAAGAACCAATGGATACTCTGAATAAGATACCTGTTAATCCTAAGAAGAAAAAAAATGTTAAAATTTAAACAATTTTTAGATGAATCTGCGGCATGGAAACGCAAAGAAGGTAAGAACCCCGAAGGTGGTTTGAACCGTAAAGGTATTGCTTCTTATCGCAGAGAAAACCCAGGTTCAAAACTTTCGATGGCTGTGACAACACCACCTTCCAAATTAAAACCTGGAAGTAAAGCGGCTAAAAGAAGAAAATCATTCTGTGCTAGAATGGGTGGAATGCCAGGTCCTATGAAGGACGAAAAAGGTAGACCAACTAGAAAAGCATTATCACTACGCAAATGGAACTGCTAATTTTAACGGAGAAATAAATGTTCACTAAAAACGCATTCACCCAAACTGATGCCATCGCTGACCTTATCAAAGGTATCAATGAAGCCGACTACAAAGCTAAGATGGAAGCATTGAAGGGTAATCAGCACAAAATTGATAAAAACAAAAACAATAAAATTGATGCTCACGACTTCAAAATTCTCCGTGGCGAAAAGAAAGTCAATGAAGAACAAGTTGAAGAAGCAGACACAAGTGTTAAAATTCCTACTGCAACAGGCACAAGAGTTTTAGGCCACCGTTATGGTAATGCCGCAAAGACACATCGTGATTCTATGGCTGATCCTTTTGCAGTAGTCAAAGGTCCTGGTCAAAAAGACATGGAAGCCCTCGGAAAGAAAATGGCTAAAAAAGAAGAAATTGATCCGAATGTTACAACAACCGACACTCTAACGGGTAGAGTTGCTGGTAAGTCTGCTAATCCATTTCTAAAAGCTAAAGTTAAACTCAATGTTAACGAAGAAGATTTGGATGAAGACAATAAAGAGTCGGAAAAAGATTTCCAGGATCGCCAAAAAAGATTGGCTGCGGCCGGTGCTGAAACTGCAAAAGATCCAGCACGTTTAAAAAGAATGTCTGGAATTCCTGGATATACAGCGGCAATGGATTTAGCAAAAAAGACAACTACTAAAGAAGAAGTTGAAGAATTAGATGAATTATCTAAATCTACTCTTGGTTCTTATGCTAAGAAAGCATCCCGTGATGCTGTAATTACTCGTAAAATTGGTGCAGATTTTGAGAATCAAGCTAAGAAAGCAAGAAGCCCAGGAATGAAAGCAGCCAGTGATGAAATTTCACAAAAATACAAATCAAAATCATGGAAGCGTAGAGATGGTGTTGATAAAGCTGTTGACCGTTTGACGAAAGAAGAAGTTGAAATGAATGAACGTTCATTGTCTCCTGCTGAAAAAGATGCAGTTGAAGTTAATGTTATGTCTATGAAAAAGAACCTAGCTGGCTTCAAAGCACGTTATGGTAAAGATGCTAAATCTGTAATGTATGCAACAGCGACAAAACAGGCCAAAAAGGACTAAGCAATGAGCAAAGCTGGTAAATTAATCAAGGATATGTTGAAGGCCAAGAAAGAGTCTGTTATGGGCAAACTTGGTGATTCACCATATGAGGATCCAATG